CCTTGTGGAGATATTCTGATGTTAGCTGAGTTAGCCGCTGCTAATGCTGCCTTTGCTGTTATCAAGCAAGCCGTCACTAATGCTGGTGATGTGGCTAGGGCTGGCTCTGCGCTTACCTCTTTTGCCACAGCCAAGGAAGACCTTGAGAAAAGACTGCGCGGCAAGAACAAGGCCGCCGCAAACCAGTCAGACTTAGAGGCTTTCCTAGCCCTAGAGCAAATCAAACAGTACGAGAAAGACCTGAAGGAAATTATGATTTACACAGGTCGCCCCGGACTATGGAGTGACTGGCAAGCGTTTCAAGCCGAAGCTAGGAAAGAACGCCGAGAGGCAGAGCTAAAGGCTGAGAGGCGCAAAGAGTTTATCACCGAGATTGTTATTGGCTTCCTTGCGACTATGATTGCCATTGGTTTCCTTGGCGCTGGCATATATTTGCTAAGGGGTGGCATGTAATGTCTGCATCTACTATACTAGAATGGAAGATAGTGCCTCGGCTAATGATGCTAGTTATGACGATAATGTATATCCGTGTCATTGAATGGGGTATGAGTTTAGAGGATTTAAGCACACAACAGAGCGCGATGATTAGTGTCGTATCTGGGGCAATGACTGGCGCATTTGCGGTGTGGTTGGGAAGTGAGGCAAGGAAATGATACAAGCACTTATTGGCCCTGTCACTGGGCTGCTAGATAAGTTTATCGAAGACAAAGACCAGAAAGCTAAGTTGGCGCATGAAATAGCGACAATGGCAGAAAAGCAAATGCACGAGCAAGCGATGGGTCAGCTTGAGATTAACAAGGCTGAAGCCCAGCATAGGTCTATCTTTGTTGCTGGCTGGCGTCCGTTCCTTGGTTGGTGTCTTTCTTTTGCGATGCTATGGCATTTTATGATTGCCCCATTTATAATCTTTGGTGCAGGGATGGCAGGGATGGAACTGCCTGAACTGCCTGTATTTGATATGGATAGTTTGATGACTGTGCTTCTTGGGATGCTCGGACTTGGCGGTCTCAGGACATATGAAAAGGCGAAAGGATTAACGAAATGAAGAAAGGTTTATACGCAAACATCCACGCTAAACGCAAACGGATTAAGGCTGGTTCAGGCGAGAAGATGCGTAAGCCCGGCACTAAAGGTGCGCCAACTGCTAAGGCTTTCAAGCAATCAGCAAAGACAGCTAAGAGGAAGAAATGATGCCATTGGTTCAGGGTTATTCCAAGAAGTCTATCTCTAAGAACATTCGGGGTGAGATGAAGCGCGGCAAGCCACAGAAGCAAGCCATTGCTATTGCTTTGTCAACAGCTCGTAAAGCAAAGAAGAAGAAAAAGAAATGAACATTGACAAGTTGAGAGAAGAGCTGGCGGCTGACGAGGGTTGTAAGTTTGAAATCTATCTTGACCATCTGGGCTATAAAACATACGGCATCGGGCATCTGATTACTGAGGATGAGCCTGAGTATGGCTATCCTGTTGGTGTGCCTGTTGGTGAAGACCGTGTTATCGAGGCATTTGAGACAGACATTGCTATCACTATAGCTGATTGCGATATTCTGTTTGATGACTTCGCCACGCTGCCAGAAGAGGCGCAGCTTATCCTTGCCAATATGATGTTTAATATGGGCTTGCCAAGGATGTCCAAGTTCAAAAAGATGATTGCGGCTGTTGAGGCTGGGGACTGGAGCGAGGCAGCGGTTCAAATGCAGGACTCAAAGTGGTATAATCAGGTCACAAATAGGGCAGAACGCCTTATTGAGAGAATGAGGAATGTGACGAATGCCTAAGAAAGCAGACCCTAGATTAAAGCGAGCTGGTGTTAGCGGCTATAACAAGCCCAAGCGCACACCTAGCCATCCTACCAAGTCTCACGTTGTTGTGGCTAAGTCTGGTGATAAGGTCAAAACCATTAGGTTTGGACAGCAAGGTGTTTCAGGTGCTGGAAAAAGCCCAAAGACAGCATCGGAGAAGGCTCGCCGCAAATCATTCAAGGCGCGTCATGCAGCAAACATCAAGAAAGGCAAGATGTCTGCGGCATATTGGGCAAACAAGGTCAAGTGGTAGCACAGAAAGGATTTAGCTATGCCAATGGGTAAAGGTACATACGGTTCAAAGCGTGGTCGTCCACCGAAGATGGCGAAGCCCGGCATGAAGAAGCCAGCCAAGCCAATGAAAAAGAAAAAGTAAAAAGAGAAGGGCCAGCGTCTGAACTATACAGCCCTTCACTGACCCCTCAACAAACTGGACACTTTTCAGCGCCTACTTACGTTTGGTGTGGCTTAGAATATCCTAGATAACCAGAAAAATTCTAAACCGAGGCCAAGGAACTACCCATCATGCACACTGGGTTGAACCACAGAAAGGGACAAGGTGTTAGCTATACTATCTCGATGCCCCAGCCGAACTCTGCACGGCCTCTTAGTTACTAAGATATACTTTATTGCCAGACTGTCAACACCATTTATGTATTTTTATGTAAAAAAAAGCCCCAGCGGCAAAATGCGGAAAAACCGCCGGGGCAAGTTACCCTTGGGAAAACTGAACAAAACCAAGGGTGGGGAGAAACTAAGCTGTTTTAACGGAGTCTATTTCTGCTTCCCTCTCTGCAATAAGACCTCGTAAATCCTGATATATCTTAGTATAGTCTGCATCTAGTTCTGCGTCAATACTGCGTAACACTGTTGTGTGGTCTTTGTTAATAAAGTTACCTATCGTTGAAAAGCTAGCCTCAGAAAACTCCTTAGCTAGTTTGCAAAAGATACGCCGTTGTTGTGCTAGACTGTAAGTTCTGCGCCTCATTCTTAGCTGTTTGTAAGTGATGCCATATTTTTCGTGCATCATTTCGGCGATGTCTTCCAGCCGTGTGAATCGTTTAGTCATCAAGAGATAGAACGAATCCATCGTTTTCATGTGTTCTATTTTCTGACCGCAAGTTGAGCATTTCATCAAGGCAATTTCTCCATCTGTTATAACAATAGACTTTTTTCCGTCCGTTTATAATCCAGCCACCCTCAGCGACATAATGCTGAAACCCACAATGGTCGCAACTAATACGCCTGGTGAGGGTGGGCTTTCCTTTAGTCTTCTTCGCCATACTTCCGCTTCGCCTCTTGTGATTTGGCTATTAGTTCTTGAGCCATCCACAACTGTTGCTGGGTAGTCTGGTGGTGGAAGTAACTCTTGCCATCTATGGTGATGAGAAGCCCATCATCATAGACAGCAATAAGTATTATGTGAGCCGCTTCCATCTCAGAATGGCACATCATCATCGAGGCTGAGGCCACGACTTGCACTGACAGCATCGGCTAGTTTCTTCATGCCGCCTTGCTTCAGGTCAGAGCCAAGGTCATCTGTGCCGTGTTGCTTGGTTGGGATGGTAAGGGAAATCCCAAGCGAACCATCGTTATCTTCAAAGACAGACACGCGATACTGCTGGTCAGCCCTGAGATGGATGTCTGCTGGTGCGCCATCCTTGTATGGAACAAACTTACTGTTGCCCCACTTAGCCGCCCCTTTATCGTTCGGGAAGACTTTAATGTTCATAATCTTTTGGTAGTTCGTAGCCATGGTAACCTCCTAGTTAAGTTCGGCTAATCTGTTTTGGAATAGAGTAAGGATATGCTGTGCTTTCTCCTCGTCCCTAGTCCTCAACGCTTTGATGCGAGGCTTCATCTCAATGAAGTATTGCTCGACAGTGTGCTTGGTTTTCTTGCTGATAAGAGCGTTGGCAATCTCAAGATAGAAGTTTCTATCCCTAGATGTATGGTCGATGCCATCGTCTTCTGGTTCGTATTGTGGTGGTTCAGGTTGAACAGGCGGCGGCGCTTCTGATGGGGGAGGAGGGACATCAGCGCTGCCCACCGCCTGACTGTTCAGGTTCTGTTGCTTTCGCCCGACAGCTTCCATCTCATTTGCGCTTGCGTATTCACCGCCAGACAAACCGATAGACGCTAAGGCACGGCCTACGGCTGAAGTCTCACAGTTCTCAAGGGCTGATGTCTTATTGACATGACCCTCGCCACGGATTTCTTCAGCCATACCAGAACCAATAACGATTCCGTTCTCATTTGTAATTATAGCTTTAACCACAACACGATGTCCATCGTCAACTAGGACTTGCGTGTCAACGCCATAATCTAGGCCAAAGATTGTACGGAAGGCTTCCATTCTGTGAACGACTTGGGTGTATTTTTTGCCGCCACGCTGGGCTATTCCGTGTTGTTTATGGAACTCATTAACAAGTCCCATTGCATCCATAATTTTACTGCTCATAGTCACTGTCCTCCAGTTTATCCATGTAGTTACTCATCATACGCATAGCAAAGAACAATGTTTCAGATAGTTCTTCCATGCGTTTCTCCAGTTTCTTGATACGCTCTTGCTGAAAATCAATCATCTGTGCGTGTTCTTGCTCAGTTTCCGTCATTGGTTTTCTCCTCTTCACTCCCCTTAAATAGCTGGTTCACATTATTGTTTTTAAG